GCTTATCATCTTCTGCCGCTCATTGGCGTCGGATATGCCCGCCCTCATAAGCAACGAATGGACCATATCGGTATCCACCGGCGGCTCATCCTTATTCACGCGGTCGGGAGCGGGTGCAGCAGCAGGCTTTTCAGGTTCCGTCGTGCCGGGCGTTCGCATCCTGTCGAGAGCGGCCTTGTCGATATTGCCCTTGTCAACCGTTTCGGCCTCTACGGACTTTGTTCGAGAAGTTTTCTTGCCGCGAATCGCTCTTGTTAATCTTTCGAGTATGCCAGCCATATATGCTCCTATAAATTATCCCATAGCCCCAACCATAGCCGCCGGACTACCTTCTTCCGGCGCACCTGCGGTATTCTTGTATGCCTTGGAGCCGATTTCGGCTATCTGTGCGATTTTTGCCTGTTGCTCGTCCTGCGCTCGCTTTTGTCTCTTTGCGGCAATTTCTTCCGGTGTTGCAAGATGCTCGACCTTGAGGCCCATCGCAATAGCAATGTCCGGTAAAGCCCTTTCCATGCTGACCATATCTTTCGCTCCGGGGAATACGGGGTCAAGCTCGGCCAATGTCTGCGTGAACTGCATAAAGCCTCTAGCCTGATACTGCTTCATCGCCATCGCCAGCTTGCCCATGTACTCTATCCCAAATGCCTGTCCCTGTAATTCAGGAGGAGGCATTGGTATCCTGCCGTTACGGATAAGCAGCATTATTGCTCTAGTGGCCTGAGGCGTAAACAACTCGCCTTCCATATTGGTTACAGGAGTTCCAAGCTGGTCGAGTCCCTCTTGGTTGCGCAGTTCAAGCTCAAGCGTCACACGCCTGTCGCCCTTTAAGTCTCTGAACTGAGAGAAGATGTCGTTGTAGAAGCCGTCGTTCTTAATCATGTTCTGCTGGAACTCAAGCATATCCTTGGTGACAAGGAAGTTCCCCATTGCCCGCTGGTCAACAGCACCAAAAGCGTCTCTGTCCATGACGTTCGTGATGCCATCGGGCGACATATTTATCTCGCCCTCTACATCGTTGCTCTTTTTCCAGAGCGGCGGGTGAGCGTATAGCTCTCCCACCTCTACGAAACTCCTGCGCATCCATTGAAGCTCTTTGACGGCGGACAGCACCGTTGTCCCGCAACCTCGTCCATACTTCTCTGAACTGCTCCGTTCCCAGCGTGGCACGGCGAACGGAAACTCGTCAAACCCACCTTCTTCGACAACCCGCTTTTCCTTGACGTTGACGAACAGGCTCTCAAATGGCTTATTGAGGTCATTGACAAGCTGGACGTTCCTGTTAGAGCGGGGCCGGACAACATGAATGAACTGGTGCAGCTTGCTTTCGTCCTTGAGGTCGTTGGCGTTCTTGGTGATTTCTTCGCCGGGATTCTTGAACTCATTGGCAGCCTGTCTTGCGGTAAGAGAGTATTCGATAATGACGGTATCCACCCTGCCTTGGGCGTTCTGCTTCAAGGTGAACATGGAGATATGCCAATCCTTGAAGGACAGGCCCATTGTCGTATTACTCCACTCCGAATAGTTGCAACCTGTTCCGAAGCCGATGGTGGATTTTATCGTCTGTTGCAACTGCGACATATAGTTGCTCTCGAACATCTCGTCGTGAGCTATCTGCGTCGCCAGTGCGCACCACCTCTTTACATTATCAAGCTCTCCTATCTGGCGATTCTTGACGCGGATGCCAAAGAAGTTCCTCTCCTTGGGAATCCATGCAGATATGAATCCAGCCGTAGCTCTATTCAATGCCCATATAGCCGTCGGGTCGCGAACATCGAGGCTCTTATCTTCGCCGGGTGTTTTCTTGTTGGTTATCTGGTTCTCGACCGGATACATCAGGTCGGCTACCTGCTGGTATAGATTGCGAAAGTTCGTGGCCTTGAATTTCTCATGTTCGGCCATGCGAACGATGTCTGCCGCCCGTTTGTCGTCTATTTGCTGTTCAGGCATATTACTTCTCCACCATTCTGCCTAACTGGCGGTCATACACATAGGTCTTGCCGCGAAGCGTCTTGTACGCCTGCACCGCAAGACCGGTTTCAGGGTGAACTAGACTGTTGCCTTCAGAGTCACAGACGCCGTTCCTGTGACCGTTGACGATAGCCTGTTTAATCATCTTTGTCTGAGGCGTATCTTTCATAGTCTATACAGTAGCTGAATTACCTCGTTGTTGCCTGCGATGACGTTCAGCTGTGCAAGGTCGTCTATCGGTATTGGAACTGGTGTAGTCCCGAACTTGAAACTCGTTGCCGCAGCCGTTGCGGCGGCCCCGAAATGCAGGTGTCCGGTCGTTCCGCTATACATCTGTATCATGCACGAACGAACAGGAAAAGCCGTAAAGAGTTTTGCGCCTGCCGAGTCGGTCGTTCCGGCAGCTCCGGCCCTGATACTGGCGGCACTTGCGGCCATCGTAATCGCCAGAACGCCCATTCCATAACTGTTCTCGTTCAACGCAGCCATGATTTATTCCTTACAATTTTACCATTTCGTGAATAGCCTTCGTCTGCAAATTGACGTTCGTTGCAGTCGAGTTTACCTTTCTTACCTTCTGCGATGCAAGAATAAAATAATTCAGGGCATTGCGCAGGTGGTCGTTGCCGTTGCCTGTTTTCTTATATCTGTATATCACCTGCCCCTTGGGGTTGATGTCCTTGGCCTTGACACAGTTGCAGCACTGTTCGGCAAAGTTGTCGATATCCCTGCTCTGTCTTGGCAGGCGTATCATGCCGTTGGAAATGACCCGATGCGACGTGTCAAAGATGCCGGTTCGGTATATCTTTATGACGCCGGTGTTCTCGTTGATATTGGAGTCCTGCAATGGGGAGTCGGTGTACTCCGCCAAATATACTCTAGCACCAGCACTACGGGCGGTCTTGGCAAACTCTCTTGCAGAGTCTGCGTTTGGCCGCAAATCCACTATTATGCTCTTTACCCCATACTTCCTTACAAGGTCATAGACCCCCTTGAAATCATCCACGCGGCCCGCTTTGATAAGTTCGTATCTTTCGTTGGACGTGCGGATACCGATTACATAATGCTTGCCGTCATCGTTATCAACGCCCATGGCGCATGGTCCGGCGTGAGATTCCCTGATTCCATCATTGCCGCAGCAAGCCAGAACAGTATCCTTGCGGAGTTTATCTTCTGCGGCAGAGTACGCAAGTCCCAAGTCAAGCCGCATCACATCGCCGAAGTTGCCCTCCGGCGGGTTGCGGTAGTCGTGCAGTATCCGAAGGGGGTCTTGATACGCCGAGACAAGATGTGACCAGTGGTATCCCACCATCGTTTTTGTCTGCGATGGATATTTTGCAATGTACTTGCCGTACTTGAAGCCCAGCGGCTTTCCACATTTGGCACACTTCATGTATCCCTTGCCGTTTTCATCGGTCCCTACAGACTTCTCCGGGTCGTTCAGGAACTCGGCCAGCGTATCGGTGAACGTGCCGCATGAAGTACACTGACTGAACCAATATCTCTGGTCGCTTTTCTGCCAGAACAGGTCAATGCCCCTGTCCTCATCCGAGGGGTTTGCAATATAACGGATTTCAGATTTGCCCGGAACTCCATCGACCGCGCAGTTGCCCAAGCGGTGACGCATCTTGGCTATCTTGTTCTGGTCGAATTTATCAACCTCGTCGATAACGAGCCGGTCCACTTGGATACCCGCCGTTTTTGACGACTGCTTGGAATTGTCACTTTCTTCCGAGCCATCGACGCCGGGGCCGCGAAGGAAAAGATTTGAGTTGCCGATACGCTTGACACCGGCGGCATTGACGTTATTGCAATACTTGCCTATCGCAGCGTAGTTGTCCTTGATGAGCGGGTCAAACCGTGTCTTGACATAATCCTCCATGTCAGTATCTGTGGGGAAATAGTACGCGACACCTTGGGGGTAGCGACCGTTAATCATGCCGTGCAGCGTCGGAAGAATACCCTGACACTCTGAGAATCCGCCCCCGGTAGCTTTCATGGAACACTCGACGGGAGCAATACTGTTCATCGGTTCAACGAGATATGCCCTGTTCTCAAATGAGAAGGTTGCGCCGTTAGCAAGCCTTATCAGACTATCCTTGGCCCATACTCCGGGCGAAGTCTTGAGCATCGCCTGATAGAAAGCAGTCGTGTCTTGGGCCGATTCTACCATGCTGTCACCATTGCCATGCCTCGTTAGCCGATTCGTCGTCGCTTTTCATAAAGGTATTTCCATTATTCAAATCTCCTTGTATAAGTTCTGGATAGCTATAAGGATACGCCTCTAATGGCGTTTCTCTCTTTGTCCATATCGTCGGGTCGAATCCTGTGGGAAGTGTAGCGTCGCCACGAAGTTGAAGGGTGGTAAGGCCGTAGGTGGCTTCATCAGGAAGTCCCTGAGCAAGAGTCTTGTCCCAACAGCAATCAGTATTAAAATAGGCATCCTTTGTCCCTGTCCCATCCATTATGCCAGCGTACAATGACGTGCTTACTGTACCAGACTTAATCCCCACAAAAGCACCCATGCTGGTTGTGGCCGTTAATGCTATATCTGACCGGCAATTGTGAATTATTCCGCCAACCGCCAAATCATAACAAAAACTTCCTATTTCATCTTCGGCTATACTGCCAGTAAGGTACATCCTCTCGATTGTTCCAGTTATCCTAAAAAACAGTCCTTGGTCGCCATTAGAGATTACCACATCTATCCCATACCCCTGTCCATCGTATGTGCCAGAGAACGTGCTATCAATGCCAGCAGTAACCCCTGTTATATCCTGTGTCTGCTTATAGTGTGCAGCAAGATTAGCTGCATCATCGTCTATCATCGCAAATTCAGCGGCAGACGTAATGAGATATGGGTCGCCTACTGTTCCGCTGCCGGATGCGGGAGTTGCCATCACTCACCCCCTGTTGGATTATTATCAATACTATCCCTATCAGAGTATGTAGGACAATCGTCAGCATCGGCAGTAGCAAGAATGATATATTGTGATTCATCCATACAACAGAGACATTTGCCTACGGCTCCCCCAAGCTCACTCGGCGCGTAAAACACACATTGAGAACAGGTCTTTTTTTCAGCCATGGTCCCATATAAACAAGTTTTTCTGCTTTCTACAAGAAAATTCTCTTTACAGGGAATATGGGACTTGCTAAATTACGGGCAGAATGTATCATTTGAGTTTAACAAGTCAATGTCTGCAACCCGTTGTGACCCAGCGGTTATCCAGAGATACATTCTGCACCCCTTGCCCTTCAACAAGGCTTGAGGTGCGCGCATTTCTCGCAATTTATTCCAGCTTACTCCTCGGCTTGCGGTCTAGCGACTGCGAGGGGCGCACAGGGCAGGGCGTTACCACTGTTCAACAGCAGCATAAGGCTCTGGAACTGAGAAGCCAGATGGCCGAAGACCAAGCGACCCCTACGACTTGGCTTACTAGACGCTCAAATGTGCCGCGCAGCGGGGAACTGGCTGTTCCCAAAATGGTTCTAAGGCATACTTAACTAGACTTCATACTCCGACACCGTGCCGTATGACTGGTTATGACCCGATAACAAGGGTCTTACTCTCTTCACCACCTCTCCCGTCCGTAGGTGACGTGAAAACAATATACACAATGTCTTTTAAGGAACATATATGAATTGTGATAACTGTCAAAATAGATATGTATGCTGGATAATACAAAAATGGGAAAGGGGATACCTGTTGAGTAACAAGACCAAAGAAGACTTGGCTCGAATATGTGGCTCATACAAGATAAAGTCAACTGACAATGATTCTGCGCAGACTCCACCCTTTCGAGTGGGGTCTAGCTTTTTACGCATAAGTATGCGCTGAAAGGAATGGCTGTGAAGCCATTTGGTGGGCTTTCCGATATAACTATATCGGACTATCGAAGATAAAGCCACACAATTCAATATTTTGCCTTGAGCCAGATGGGGGATTTGATATACTTTGACATAGCTTTTAATGAAAGGGATTCCAAATGAGTAACATGCCGGAAAAATGCAAAGAGTGCAGGTGGCGAAGAACAACAAGACTTTCTGGTCGAGCTATTGATATGCACTTATGTAAGTTTTATTCAGGACAATGCCACCGAGCAGAGTTGCGATGCAAACATGGCTTTGAATCCATCATCCCCGCCCCTTACAAGGCCGCTGTGCAGGGGCTGGTAGAGGCAGCAAAGTGGAGAAATGAGCGATGCGAACTATGTAGTGGAAACAATGTGGTTTATTCCAATGATGGAGCGGGCGGGGTACTACAAGATGAATGTCCTGAATGTAAGCCAATACTCACCGCCCTTGCCGAACTGGAGAAGGTAAACAAATGAGTAAATTACCAAAAGCAATATGGGAAGGCGAATTTAACATTGGCGGCGTTACGCTTCATTGTTCGGTTCTTGATAACGGACAGAGGGTCATAGACCTCGCGGATATAGAGGCTTTCTTTTGTCAGGTCGACCCCGACATGAAAGACATCGACAAGGCAGAAATGGAACGCTTTGCAGCATGGAGTAAAGAAGAATGAGTTTAATGGAATCCAAGGATTGAAACCAAAACAGGCAGCATCCTCTTTTGGCTGACCACGCTGGCGCTAGCAAAGATGCAAAGAACATCATCCAAATGCGCCAGCGGCCCATACAATCGGCTGGCGCATTTATTTACAAAAGGAGAACCATGAATACCGAGAAATTCAATGAAGTCGTCGATGCCAACATTGCTGCTATTAAAAGCACACTATCAACCAAGGCTGATGAATACGCCAGAGGCGACAGGCTATCGAACTTCAAGAAGATAGCCGCTTTCCGCAATACCACGCCAGAGGAGGCTCTTGTGGGTATGGTAATCAAGCATATTGCCGCTCTGGATGATTTCGTGACCGACTTGGACAGCGGCCATGTGCAGCAATATCCACGATGGCGAGAGAAGATAGGTGATATTCAGAACTACATGGTGCTGTTGGATGCCTTGGTAATTGAACGCATGGAACGACTTGATATTAAGATATAGCTGGCGCATTTATTTAGCTTTAAGATGAAAGGGAACACAATGGACTTCTCTCGCAAAATCGAACTACAACAACTTCTAGGCAAGATGATTGAGCAGCACAAATCGGATGGCTGCAACAAGCGGGCGAACAAGAAGGGCAAGGACCTGCCGCCACTTCACTATCTGGTCTATACGCCCAGGCAGACGTTCACGATAACATGCGGCAACAAGGGCCATATCCCACGCTCCGACTTTGTTGTGTGTCGACTTGGAAAAGACTGTACGGAACGAGGCCCGACAGCAGAGGAATATGAGAATCTGGCAAGGCTGATGGATAAAGCCAAAGCAGGCTTGGAGTCGCAGGTACACGCCAGAGAAGAAGAAAAGGAAAGAAAGAAGAAGGGCAGAAGATTATGTTCAAATGGCTGAAATCACTTATTGGATGCGATAAGAATACGCAAGGGCTTACATTAGCAAGGTTGCGGCAGGCGGAAGCTCTATTAAACGATAGTCCGCCACAGATAGAATACCCTGCAAAGAAATTGGCAATGGAAAGAGATAAGGCCATCACAGGCCGCATGAACCGAGGAAAGGATTGGTTCAGACTCAGGGCTTGGCTCACAATGAAGGCTTGGGAGGCTGATAGTCCAGAAACACCCATCCCTGTCCTGAAATGCTACATAACCATTCTCAAAAAGATGGAGGAATTGGAAAAAGATAAACCATGAAAATCACAATCGAACCATTTTCCGACGACTTCGACGACACATTGGTACTGGCTATTGAATGGGAAGAAGGGCCGATAATCAAGCACTTCTACCAGATAATGGACAACAACTACCTAAAGACTTGGCTCACCAAAAAGAATCTTAATGAAACCATAGTTTACGCCAAGAGCAACAAGAGGCCGCCAGATGCCATTACCATAGAGCCTGTTGGCTGGTACAGATAGGAACGAAAGAAGAAGGGTAGAAAATAATCTGTTGCCGCCGACCCCTCTGGTTAAGGAGCGTCTGTATGGGGCTTATTTTTGCGCTATCCCCACCAGTGGCCGACGAGGAAGTTTATCAGAGCAAAGACCAGCAGCGGCCACCCGCCAATCAGGAACGCCCCAACTATCGCCAGTATGATAATGGGCCAGGTCAGCCACTTCGGAGAGGCCTCTCGTATGCGGCTGGAAATCGTCATATCCCCTTGCTTGATACGAATCAGGTCCACGACCCCTATCACGCACCAGACAACCACTGAGGCGTAAATAAGAGCATTGCTGCGCAAGCAGTATCCGGCATAGCCAAGGGTTACGGCAAGGGCGGTGACGGCAGACCATGCGCTAACATTAGAGATTTTGATTTTCATGGCTTTGCCTCATTCCTAAAGTCTCTACGTCCCTCGAGCCAGTTCAATAATATCAAGGGCCAAAATATCAGTGATAACGTCCACATAAAGATTCCGGCAAATATCATTTCTTGCGGCGTATGGTTTGGACAAGGTTGCCACAAAAGGAAGTCGCCTAAAGCCTCCATACACAGCATGACAATAGCACTCATCCAGAAACCCTGTCGCCGCCAGCTAGATAATTTCATATCTTGAACCCTAACCTTTCCTTAAAATCCTTAAAAGTAAACTCATGCACTTCGCCATCAAGCTCAACACGGACCTCGGCCTTATGGTCGGCCACGGCCTTATGAAGCTGCGTAAGAGATTCTTGGCAACCATCGAATTTTACAAACATCGCCCATGCCTTTTTGATTTCTGTTTTCATGGCTTCCCCTTCGCGGCTTCAAGCATGGCGGAAAGTTTCTGTTTATGTTTGGACGGGTCATATACCTTTTTGCCGGATATGATGTTATCGAACACCTTGATATATCCTTCATGGTTTCCCGCATCTTTCATCCACTGACGAAAGTTTTGTAGCCTTTGCTCTATCACCAGCCTTGCCTTCTTCTTTGCCATGTCATGCTCCTTTCGATTTTAGCCTGTGTCGTTTTAGCCAACCCTTCACATTACTGTCGGCTTTCTCGGCCCTGCCTTGCCGCCGATGCTTGCGTTTATTTTGCCCCATATCTAACCTTTATCCACCGCCACAGCCTGAGCCAGCGGGGAGGGTAGTCTATTGCCTCACTTCGATGGGGAGGCCGCAGTTACAATCCGGCATCGACAATACCCGCGTGGTTCGCCCGCAAGCAGTTGAGTACCATGTATCGTCATCGCCAAAGCATTTCGTCCACACGCAGGTCTTAGCTTCCGGCTGCGAGAGGGAGGGGAGGGAAAGAGCATCTATTCTCTTTTGGTATTCCCGGCATTCCTCCCTTCCTGAAGCCGTACTACCTGTTCCCACCCAATCCATCATTTCCATCAGTTCACCTATTATCTCTTTTGCTCCTGTTGTAGCCCGCTCCAACTCGGCTATACGCTGCTGGAGGGCGACGCGGTCGGAGAGGAAAAGTTCCAGCACCTTATCTGCCATAGCGTTGCATAATTTTATATCAACGGGCGTGTTACAGTTCCCCGGCACAGTGTATGCAGAACCAATTGCCTGTAGTATTTTGCTTCTGGTTTCCGCTATTTCCTTATCTGTCAGCATCTGTCCCACCTTTCTCGCCCGCAAGGGCGACTTCTATGGCAGTACAACACAATATCATTGCCGCTATTTCTGTTCCTTTCGGCTCGGCAAGCTCGCGTGTCAGTGTGTCATAGATGCCTTTTATCACTTCCCGCAGCCTTGCGATTTCGGCCTTGTTCGCAGCCTTTACCTGCTCCGGCGTGATGCCGTCAAGATTCTCGTGCGTGTTCAGGTTGATTTTTAGTACCTCGTTGGTACTCATGCGGGGAGAATACGGCGTATGGCATCTCTCACACACCGCCAAACCATTTTCAATGTGCCAATTCGTCATAGGCCCAAATCCGCACCTTGCACACTTGGGTGTTACTGCCGATGTTTCATTGTTATCCATTGCTATATCTTCCTTTCTTCGCCGCATCGCGTACAGCGTATAAGCAGATATGGTGTTTCTGCACACCAGCTACCCTTCCAATTATGCCCTAATAGCCAACACAAAAATCGTCTCATTTCTTCCCATCCTTCTCTATCTTGGCTAGGGCAGAGGCAACGAGAATCTTCAAAATGGTTCCTTTCCGAAAGCTCCGTCAATCATACCAGCACAAGGGAAAGTGTCAACCCGAAATCTTAGAAAACCGTTGACTTCCGCACAAAATAATATACAGTGTGGAGAGCTTTAATTGAAAGGGAAACCATGAACGACAGAGTGTATTGGATTCGCAGGCTCCACTACCTTGAACGATTCATCCACAAAACTAAACCGACAGGATTCCATGAAGCATGGCTGCAAATGGAACTATCACATGCACAGGATATGAGAAAGCATATAGGATTTAAGCTGATTATATCCAGAATGATTTTGGGGAGATAGACGGAAGGGGGCGTTGCGCGAGTTTGTCGCAGTTTGCATGAGTTTGCATGAGTTATTAAAACTAATAATAATGTTAGCGGTGTAGTATATGAAGAACAAATACCGAATGATAATGCTCGAAGATGGCAACAAGCTGTATATCCTGCCAAACATAAAGGCAGTACGGAAGTTTCTTGGCGAACAAATAGAGCCAAGGCCAAAACCAACATCGCTCAAGGATTGGGTTAAGGCACAGCTTGGATTGCCTTGGACAGATAAAGATAAGCCATGAGCATAGCCCCGTTCGACATCCCGCTTACAGTGGCGCACAAGCTGGCATCTTATCGGCAAAGATACGTCAACGAGAAGGATATTAACCAATTTCTGCCAGAGCAACCACGACTCATTGAACCCAAACAGGCCATAGATGATGCGGTGGAATCAGTCAAGAAAGCACAGAAGATATAAATATATCACGATACAAAGTTCCAGAATGATATTGGGGAGATAGTTAAAAGAAGGGGGAAATACGTTTGAAGGGGGTGGCGGGCGTTGGGGTTGACGGGGGTCGTCCGATAAAATCATCGAGGGGGTGTCAGTTCTTTCTTTCAGTCCGATAAGCACGCTTATGTTTCATTCGATGTGATTCTATGCCATAGCATCTATGATATTATAGGTCATGCTGTTATGCTCTACCCCACCACTGCCCCTTGTGTGCCACTATCGCTAGAGCCAGTGACATTACTGTTATCGGGCGTAAACTCTGTAGACATGTCACTACGTCCTATATCAGGCTGCGTAGGATTGGCTACAATCGACGATTGCGCTATAGGCTGTGCAATGTCACTAACCACGGGCGGAATACCCAGCAGGTAACGCTCTGCAACCTCACGCGCTGCCTGGCGCTGCGCGTCGGTAATGGCTTTCTGTTGTTCATCATTAACTTTGACCTCTGTGATGTCCTTCCAGCCTCTATTCTTCAACCAGAATATTGCGCCAGTGCATTGTGTGCGCGTAGTTAGGGCAGATTCATAGTATCGCTCTATTTGTGTTACTGCGCGTTTTACTAATGGTTCTATCTCACTTGGTAAATTATCCAGACTTTTCTTAAATGACTGTAAATCGTGATACCCTAAATGTAATGCAAGTCCTGTAATTGTAGGTGTTTGCGGTAGATTCTCTTTATCCCCTTCAATGCCTTTTACTTCTCGCCAATAAGCGTTTAGCTTGGCATTGGTATCTTTAACGGATTGTAATAGTCTTGGTCTTGCCATAGGTTTACAATCTGTATTTACCCTGTAAATATAGCGTTGTCAAGTTATTATCGGTCGTGGTTACGAATCTTTGGAATGTTTAACCGTAATGACGCACTGACAGATGATAGTATATAGCCGTGACTTTCGGCATTTCAAGGGTTCTTCTTTATCTTGTTTATAGGACTATATGCTGCAAGCCTTTACGAAAAATAATTATGCTCTTTTCCGCCAAATCAAACAATCCTCTTTATGATTACCGGACATTAGAGAATGTCATTTTGATTCTGTCTCTTTGTTTGCTACACTATATACGGCAATAATGCTGATTAAGGGAAAAGAGATGAAAACCATGAAAGAATGCAAGACTGCTAAACAAGTTCGCCGATATATGAGCCGGGCCTATATCGCAATATGTGACCTGCGGGCAGAGTTCCACTACACCGGCGCAGCGATAAGCCACAACTGCAACGCCAGAGACAGGCTTGCAGCAAATATCCGGTATTACCGCGAGAAATTGCCCGTTGCCTGATTAACTCTTTTACTTTAGCAAGGGGAAACAAGATGCAATGTTTAATCACAATCACAATCGACATGAATAATGCAGCATTTCAGGACGGTAACGGCGGTATTGAGCTTGCCAGAATACTGCGGGAATATGCCGATAAGGCAGAAGGGGCTTGTTGCCCCAAACACTTTAAAGACACAAACCTTATGGACATTAACGGGAATATCGTTGGCGTTGGCACAATCACAAGCTTATAACCGCCCCCGCCTGTCCTCTTTAGCCCGCTATAAGCGGGCTTTTTTATGCGCTGCGTTCTAATGGCCCTGGCTTGCCCTACAATCGTTTTCTGCCCCTTACCCCTATCTTTGCCCGTTTTTACTCTCTGCGCTGTTCCTACGGGCTGGAAACGTGTTATATATGGTAGTTGTGGGATTGTGGCGAGTACATTAGCCGCCTGAAAAATCTTTTCCCTTGTTTTCCTTGTTTTCGCCTCTTTGTGCTTTATCGCCATAATGATTATAAGACCTATTCATTATTTTTCCTGTCTTGTTTGTTTTTCTGTTTGACGTTTTGTACAATATACACGGTGGAAACATTAGCTTTTTGAAAGGATAAGACAATGGCAACGAGAAAAACACACTGGCAAATAAACCCCCATGTTGGCGGCTTGGCTGCCTGCCACAAAAACGTAGTGCATATCGCTACTACAAACAAGGCTAAAGTTACGTGCAAACTGTGTCAACGATTGCTGGCAAGAGCCAAATAAGGAGCTTCTAAAATGCTTCCCATGCACTACTTAAAACTTGCGTTTGTAATATACATTGTTGTGTTCATGTAAGGGGAAATAAAATGTTCTGGATACTCTTAACTCTCTTTGGTGGTCTTTGGATTGGCTACTGGCTCGCACAAGGCGTCAAGCTGATTATGAGCAATCGCAGCCCTCGCCTTGTTGTCAAGTACGATAGCCGGAAAGATGGATATAAAAACCTTTGGAGAAATAGACAATGAAAACATACAAAGATGTAGCAATCAAGCACAATCTAACAGCTAATCAGGCCCGCCGCTTTGTGGCCTATATGCTGGCAAGGTGGGCGCGCGAAGAGGAAACACAATGTCTGACAGGGTACGCCGGAGAATGGGCTGAGCGATTCAAGAGCGGGCAAGAGTACGTCCGCTCTGATTCTGTCGGACAGGCTGTCCTCGATATGATGGACTAGCTTTTTGCTTTTCAGTCTTTTGTTTCGTAATGTTTATATAGCTTTTTAAGGGAAAAGAAAATGTGGATAGTCAAGGTTTTCAAGACTAAGGAAAAAATGCTGGCGTTCATTCACAGAATCCAGCATACCCACCAGTGGCAAGAGATATTCATTAACAATGCCTATGGTATTGAGTATAGGCAGTTGCGGCAATTATAGCTTTTGAACAGGAACTTTTTAAGGGAAAAGAACGATGTTTGAGACAAAAAAGTATTTTGATGCTGCATTTAAGGGAATGGACGTACCCGCCGATATTCGACGCGCGGCAGAACGAATAATCAGCGCGTACGGTATCGGCGGCAGCGCAGACCCCGGCTGGATTGCAAACATTATCGCCCTTGAAACAGGGCGAGGCGACGGCAAAAGCAACTTTAACCATTAAGGGGAAACGATGAATCTACGAATGAGCCAATTTGATATTTCAAAACCACTACCTATGATGCAGGGTATGGCAATTAACAAACTGCAAGGCGATTACGGTAAATGCGTTGCGGCTGGCGATTGTCCTGCTGGCGATGCTGGATACCTGCTTTACACCAAACACACAAGAGGCAAGCATTGGTGCGAAATCGTTGTTCTGGATGATGGCTGTGAATTAACGCCGCTGGCGTGGTGTTGCGATACCGAGCCAGAGTGGAAGCGTACCGATATAGGCAAGAGCATATTGCCCGACTTGCGGCCTGATGATATTGCCGTGATGATTGAAGGTTTTATGATTGAGGCAGGATAACCGCCGCCCTCTTAGCGGCAGAAGGGAAGTAATGAACATTAGAGGCGAAGAGGCAAAGTTACTGCGCACAATTATAGACTTCCTGCACCGCGTCAGTAAGCGCAAGGGGCTGGAAGAGGCGGCAATCCATGCCCTTGACCTTGACAACGAGTTGAGGCAGGCTGTGATTGACGGCAAGACCTATGCGCAGCGCGGCTATGGACATAAAGACAGGCGCAACGAGCTAAAGATTAGCGACGATGAATTAGCAGAGAGCTTGCGAATACTGCGCGCAGGCAGAGCGAATCTGCATAAAAGAATGGCAGACCCTAGAGAGGAAAGATAAAGCAAATTACATATTGACAGGCGGGAAGGGGCGTGGTAAAAAGAGGGCATGTTACAGGGTTTACAAAATGTTTACCAAATCAAATAGCCGTGAGAGACCCGTTCTGTTTGAACCTACATGCCTTGTGCTTGTAAGCTCTGTAACAGGCAGGGCGGGTCTTATTTTTATTCATGCAGTGCTAAAAAAGGCAGCAAGTCGGTTTAACAAACTCTCCATCCAGACAATCACCGGTAAGGGTCTTTTTTTTAGACTTGTGCCTCGGTGACGGGGAAGCTATGCAGGCAAAGCCACTGGAACCGTTACTGCAACCGTAGGTTATGATAGACAAGCCTTTACCTTGACTGCGAAATGCAGGCTCTCAGATGTGCCTGTTTAAGTCTGTGTGCGCTTAGTGGAGTAAAATATGGAAATTCCGAATGAATTTAGTTTAGCCCGAAAGCTATATCCCGGCACAAAGCGCGGTGACGAAGTGGAGTTTCTCTATTTCCAGAGTAAGTATAAGACTTCATGGAGAGAGATACTACCAAAGATACTCCCAGCGATACAGGAGCAGATGGCGGCAAGAGAGGCGCTTAACAAGGCTAAAGAATTTGTACCGAACTGGCAACACTTCAAGGTCTGGATAAATAACTGTGGATGGACTCTTGAAATAGCTCCACCAAAAAAGACTATGTACGCACCTAAAAGAGCAGAGGCCCAAGCCAAGCCAGCCGCAAAAATACCGGAAATGATAAAGAGTAATCTATGGGTACTGTGCCTGAAAAAGAATAAAATAATTAAACAAGGCAAGCTGCACCGGATTTCTTTTCAGAACGAATTGCCGAGCGAGAATGAGCGAATGAAGATAGCCATAAAAACGGCAGAGGCTTATTCTATGGGCGGTGGCGAGTTTACAGTGATTGAAGCTGATAGCCAAGCAGAGGCAGATATGATTGCCGACAAGATGATTGATTCAGATGATGCCCGTCCCGTTGAGCGTATGTCTGAAAAGGAAATACTAAAAGGTATTCCATTCTGATTGCCTGAAAAATCTTTCTTCATTTCCCCCCTTCCCGCAACACTGCTTGCGAGATTATAAGACATTCGGGAATTTTGAAGAATTAACAGCGGCGAATTGATATAGTGTAAAGAGCTTGAATGAAAGGAAAGAAGAATGGAATATACAATCGCATTAACAAATGTAGGTCGCGGCAAGGCTAACGAAACCAAAACTATTTCTGCCAATGGAGTTTATGAGGCAGAGCTTATTGCACTCAAGATGGTAAAGAGGTATCTTGCCAGCAAGGGTGTGGATTTGGAGCCAACGGGAACAGATGGTAATTACAATGTTTCGGCAGGATTCCATGATGTCGGACAAGTGACAATCGCGGCAGTCAAAAATGGATAGATTTCGCCATCCTGACCCTGACAAAAATCCACTATGTCCCTTCTGTCAAAACGAAGTGGAAATAGATTATGCGGTCAACTGCGCTTTATGCGGAGAATTTGAATACTATCACAAGGATTGCTTGACGCTGGTCGATGGCAAAAGATATTGTGATTATCACCTATTAGATGCGGAGATAGAAGAAGAATGAAGATTTGGATAAGCAGAGATTTTGCCAATGGTATGTATCCTGATGAGGCGTCAGTATGGGTGTATGAGCCTATAAATCGCCAAGGTACTTACTCGCACAGATTAGGCCCGATATTTGAATCAGCAAGAGAGGAAACCGAATCAAGAGACTTGCATCCTGCCGCTGCTGTTTTTATGCGTGAATGTGAACCCGGCCAGTGCAAGTGCTTCAAACTCAAAGAGATAAAATGACTGACCCTCTTAAACAAGCCCGCGATGCCTGCAATGCCGCAAGGGAACTGCTTGCCCCTGTTCAGATGAAAAGAGGCAAGGCCCGCTCTGATTTGGATAAGGCCCGCAAAGCCTACGATGATGCTTGTGCGGCGTATGATGAGGTATATGATGCCTACGGCAAAACGTGCGATGAATACGAAAAGGCTTTCAAGGACGCGCAGAAAGCGAACAATGAACAGGGATAATCAAACATCAGGATGCCAAAATTGCGATGCAGAGCGCGCCTTATCCGGCTCTCAATCAGGGCTGTGTGACAGACATTCAAGGCAGGCCGATGCGTGGTGGGAAAAGATACGGGCGAAACAGATGCATGAACAAATGAAGGCTGACAGGAACAAATGAAAAAAGTACCTACGCTATTGCAATTCCTACGAGGTAGCAGTTTGCCCAAAGATTTGATGCCCGGCTGCGCCAATTACGACCACGACCGCAAAGAATGTCTGCTTAAAGGAAAGGCGTGCAGTGTCGAGGGTGGCAAGCGGTGTCAGTATTTTGAGAAGGCCGTCTTACCAGTGGCGGCGCAACAAGGGTATGCGGCAGAAATGAATGACTACTACGCCAGACAGACCGGAGCAACCCCAAAGACCGTTAATAATTCAAGCAGGGCTTGTCCAGATTGCGGAAGCGTGCTACCACCACGGATGCGACTTTGTGATGTTTGCCGAGAGAAAAGACGAAAAGCAAGCTATCGGCTGGCAAGGGCCGGAAAGTGACACATGGACGCGCAACAGTTAAGCCCAAAACGGCTCTTGTAAGTGGTTGCTATATAAAGACTTAAAAAAGGCAAAAAATGACCTCCGACCTAGGACACAGATTCGGGCAAAACAGCAACTTAACTGTTGCGCGAACGAGCGTATAAAACCATACTAAAAATTGAAAGGAAAGAACGATGCCAATGCTCGCTAAACGTGAAAATGACGACTTCCCGCCGATAGAGCCGATTCCAGCTGGATTGTGTCAGGCCGTGTGTTATTCCGTAGTGGATTTCGGTACACATCATGGCACATGGCAGGGGAAACCCAACAAGAGGCATCTTGTTTGTATCACATGGGAAATTCCCGAATATCGCATCGACATTCAGAAGGACGGCGTTCCTGTCGATGCTCCCCGCGCCTTGTCAAAGACCTACACGCTGTCGCTTGGCGAAAAGGCAAAGCTGTTCGCAGACCTGACAAGCTGGCGCGGCAAGGCGTTCACCAAAGAGGAGCTTGACGGGTTTGACCTTGCCAAGCTGGTCGGGGCGAATTGTATGCTCAACATCATCCATGTCAAAAGCGAAGATGGCAAAAAGATATACAGCAACATTGCCTCTATCTCGCCGAAAATGAAGAACCAGCAGGCACTTGTGCCGGAGAACAACAAGACGTACTACTGCATGAGCGACCACTTTATGAATATCCCCGCCGATGTACCGAAGTGGCAGCGCGAGAAGATTGTCGCATCCGATGAGTGGAAAGCGATGGAGGGCGGCAAGAAGATGGGGCAGGGCAATAGCCCCATAGACGATGAATTGGAATCAGCACTTGGTGGCGGCAGCGATTACGAAGTACCGGAAGGCGAATCAGAAATTCCGTTCTAGTATATGGCACATGACCCCCTGACAGCAATGGTAAAGGACGGCCATTTATTATGGCTTGGACAGGGCAAGGAGGCTCTATCCTCTTACCTTGCCAAGATGGAGGGCAAGACAATATCAATCACAGTGGACAGCGCAGAACCCAAGACACAATCGCAGCTTGCTTATTACTATGTGGTTATCGTGCCGATTGTCAGGGCCAGACTGATTGACGATGGGCATGAAGTGATGGGCGTTCCAGTGGATGATGATTTTACTGACAAGGTTATTAAATACCACTGTGCCAAATTTGGTGGCAAGAAAGTGATTCCAAAAAGGAACATGTCGAAAGCTAGAGCGTCGGAGTTTATCGACATTGTGATACGATGGGTAAATATAACCTTTGGAATTGACATACCCCAGCCTCCGGATAAGATTAAGTAATCATCCAGCCAAAAATGTAATGGATGGCGAATGGCACTGGCTTTGACAACGGCCAGTGCTGGCAATAATTGCTCTTTTATAAAATATGGGTCCGTGGTGGAAATAGACACCATTAGGGGAAGCGGAGGTCTCGAAAACCTTTTGCTTACCGGATTGATAATCCAACTAATAAAAAAACGAGAGCCAATCACTCTGGTTTGCGGGGATAAAAATACCTGCCGGACCCACCAATATCTTCTTTTCCCCTAGGGGTTTGCGGCGATGCAGGCGCAGAGCAAGTTCTAGAAGCTAACCGCAAGCCCCTTATTTTGACTAGATGGCCTTGTGGCATGGCATGTGAGAGGGCGGCGTTAGCGTCAAGCCTGTTCCGAAAGGAAAGACTTGCATGAAAGCCTAACCAGCTATACCTAAACCACAAGGGGCTTGTAAGGCTATATGCCTGACTCCTGCGGCGTTCCAAGCCAACGTCAAACCCATGCAGGAGTTTCTTCGACATCTTTGACATACACTTAGACCTTCAAAAACTAACAGTATTTTGAAAGGCTTTTGTATGAAGTCAGCAATAGTTACAATCTTGTTTCTGTGCCTGACCGCTCAAGCAAGCCCGACCGCTGTAAGGGCAGATGGCTATACTTGCAGTCACCAGCTTGGGCCGACGGTTTACGACGGGGATTTCAGCGTACACTACGCCGTCTATGTGCCGTGGCTGGGCGCTAATTACTACCATCCATGTTTTCACATGGTAGGCTACAAAATCCAGCTTATGTACAGAGACAGCATTTTCAAGCAGGGCGGCATACAATTCACTGGAACCATTGATTCACAGTCAGTATCCCCTACCGAGCCAGCTTATGGATTACAGCCCATCCATGTTATCAACGGTATCACGCGCAAAGATGGTGACGGAACTGTGACGGTAACGACTTCCAGCAAGGGCATTTGTGGCGTCGGATATGTTATGGGAACTGTCGGCGGCGAACCACTTTGTCTTGCTGGCGGAATTAGTGTACGAGCTTCCGGCACTATCTTATCCAAGCGGCGACTGCAATTCGTCACGACTCAAGTAATCATGGACTTTATCGCGCAGCCGTGCATCCTGCGGGGAACATGCACCGGATTTCTGCATGACGACAATCTCGGCAATGTTGTCCAGCCTGGCGATTCGTATTCGATAAATGACGCGCCGCAAGTGACCGACCCGAATCGCTACCCGCCCGCATATTATCCCTTGCCTGGCGGACCTGGATGGTATCAGATAGTTCAGCAGGACGACGGAAGCTGGCAGTGGGAACAGGCGGAGAGATTCGACACAGCTTCCCTGCCTGCCGAACTACTGGACTTGCAGGAAGCATTGAAGGTAGCAGGGCCGTATGCCTATGTCGTCGCCGACCCACTGCAAGGCCGCTATCCCCAGCAGGCGGCGATTGTGCTGGATGGCATAGTCGAGCCGCTGGTCTACAAGGACGGACTCTATATAACAAAGCAGTGGATATTGCCCAAGGATGAAGGGCAATACGTCAGACTCGGCGACGTTGACTGCTTTCCTGTCCAAGAAAATATGCGGATACAGGAAAGTTTTTGCGACCCAAATTCAGTGGATGTCCTCGATAGATGGTTGGAATCGCCATCATTATCTGACCTTGACGGGAATGGCCGAGTAGACTGGCAAGATTGGGCAATTTCTGTTGCAAAGCAGAACTGATTTTGATACAGTGACATAGCTTTTGAAAGTAATAACAACCTCATCTTGAAAGGAGAAGTAGCGTGCCAAAAAAGAAATTGAAATATGTCATAGTGCGGACATATAGCGCGGGCGTGTTCGCAGGCGAATTGGAATCTCGCAAGGGAGCAGAGGTTGTATTGCTCAATGCCCGTCGCCTGTGGTCGTGGTCGGGGGCGGCTAGCCTGTCGCAGTTAGCTATGGAGGGGACCAAGAATCCCGCGAGCTGCAAATTTCCATGCGAAGTCTCGCGCGCCGAACTGCTTGGCGTAATCGAAATCCTTGATGTTACGCCAGCCGCCAGGGCCAATATCAAAATGGTGCCAATATGGAAGATGTAACAATAACCTATAGTGGCTCTGGCTCTGGCTATGGCTATGGCGATGGCTCTGGCTATGGCTATGGCTCTGGCTCTGGCTATGGCGATAGCGATGGCTCTGGCTATGGCTCTGGCTCTGGCTATGGCTATGGCTCTGGCTATGGCTATGGCTATGGCTATGGCTATGGCTATGGCTCTGGCGATGGCTATGGCGATGGCTATGGCTCTGGCTATGGCGATGGCGATGGCTCTGGCTCTGGCGATGGCTCTGGCTATGGCGTTGGCGATGGCGTTGGAGAATAACAATATCCTTCAAAACTTGTCATACTCGGCTGTACCGCACTTGCGATATTCTCTGCCGGTGTGACAAGTGCTATTTTATATAACGAACGAGACTACATTACCATTGGCCGCTGATAGTGGCGTTGCACACAGGCGGCGGAATAATAAGAAATTTCTCATCACCCAGCTATCTCGCAATGAGATAGCGATTCCTCCAGAAGTCTGTCAGAGTGATACGTACTGACAGGCTTTTATTTGCCCTTAAAACAGGGCCGGACGTTGTGATTTATTCCTTGCAGATTCCGTCGCAGCCAATCCGGCCCTTTATTTTGAATAGGAGAAATACTAATGAATTGGCCGACAGCAATAGTTGTGATTGTGGCAATGATACTTGTAGAAAAATGGCTCTACGCCTATTCGACGAGGAAGAAATGACCATAACTTTCACTGTCCCCGGCATCCCGCGCGGCCAAGCACGACATCGGACATTCTTTGGCAAGGGTATCCGCAGGGAAGTTGACCCCTCTGCATCACTGAAAGATGATTTCCTGAAAATAGCCTATGAGCATAAGCCGGATAAGCCGATGGAAGGGCCAATAGAGTTGAGGTTACACTTTTTCTTTCCGAGACCCAAAGCGCATTATTTAAAGCGTGGCTTACGAGATACTGCGCCATGGAGGCATATTGGCAGGCCGGATATAGACAACTTAATTAAATTTGTGCAGGATTCACTTAATGCCGTGTTCTTTAAGGACGATTCACAGATATGGAAAATCGAATGTCGTAAGGAATACGGCGATGTGCCACGCACCGAAGTTACAATAGAAAGGATGATAGATTCATTATGACCAGCGATGAACCAATCCGCGATGGGCTAATACATCAGGTGGAAGTGCGGCGAAAGATGCCGCTTGTGCGCATTGTCAAAGATGAGCCAAATTGGCGCAAACAGGTTATGGCAGAGTTTATGCGACAAGTCCATAAGGATGCAAGGGGCGACAAATGATAGTCCTTCTTGTCTCGCTTATTCTCCTTGCCCTCGTCGTGCTGGTCACAGCGTGGATACGCAGCAGAAAGCGGCAATGGCAGGATGCAATGAGAGAGAGGATGTTGAATGACGAATGAGCCTACCTGTCTTACATATCAAAGTCTATCTTGGCAAGCAGCTTGTACGCGAGTACGATATTCAGTTGAACTCAAGTCATTGCGCACCAGGTAACGTTTATTGCCCGCAATCCACTAAATCAGTTGGCTCTATCATATACTCGGCATACAAACGAGAAGTTATTGCGGCCCTAGGGGCTAATTCGGGCAATCGTTACTTGGCAGCCAAAGAGCTTGGAATCAGCGAACGGACACTGTACCGCAAAATCAAGGAATACAAGTTGGGCCAAGAATAAAGGCCCGACTTGTGGAGGAGACAAGCCGAGCCTTCTTGAAGGGAGAAAGGGTGAACATGAGCCGCTAGTATTTTCGTGCAGCCTTAATAAGTCTTTGAGTTGACGGACTTTGTTTCCACTTCGACATCACTTCATCCTTTTTCTTGCCGAGCGACGGCTTTATCACTTGGTCAACGCCGTGCGCGACCTCGATGATTGCCAGCCGATATTTATAGACTATCGCCAGTACCACACCAACAAGAGCAATCCTTGCGCCCCATACCAGATATGTCATAAACTCCTGCGCCAGCACAGGCAGCAGCATTGGGAACAATACAAGGACTAGGCCGCCACCAATAACCGCGCCACCCAATGTCATTCCGATAATACGACAAAGAACCACGCCGCCAGCTACCACAATAATACCAACTGTTACCAGCCATCCGGTGTTATCCTGCACTTTCTGAACAACAGTAATGATACGTTCTTTTGTAGTCGTGGTCGTCGTCACTGTTTTGGTGTCGGCAGGCTTTTTTTCTGCTTCATTGCAGCCAAGCACATAAGCTGCAATCAATGTCAACAGCAGAATAAGGGCCAGTGTGATTATGTTCGCTTTCATAAGTCTCCTATGGTTTATGGTTTGCAATCATCCTGACAAGTTCATAGCCGAGTACGCCAAGAACGGGAGTGATGATAATCGCCCCTGCCCACAACATACCCTTGATTTTGTCCACGCACCATTCCACGTCGCTCTTGATGCCCGGCTTGCCGTTGCCCATTAGGATTTTTTTGAGTTCGCCGATACCCTCTTTGATGTCGGAAAATTCTTCCTTGCAATGCAAATTGAATAGGTCATTACACGCTTTTTGTTGTTTTGCCATTGTCTTCATATCCTCATTGTTGCTTATCGGACGTTAGTATGGTAGTGGGCAAAGCCCTGTAAATTCGATAATGGATTCTACTACTCATCTGGCGACATACCTTCAAGTTGCTCGATTCGGTCTTTGGCATGTTCTATCGCGTCAGTGCGATATTGCTTGTCCGGTATCTCCAAGGCGTCGGCAATATCATATAGCTCATCGTGCAGGCCGTCAAGTGTTTCGGATTGGCCTGTCACTTCACAGACAATCCCATCGTAGCCGCTCGTTACCGTTCTCTCGCCGTCGTGCATTATATCCAGCGGCCAGATGTTCTCTGAGTCCTCTAAGTCTCTTGCTGGCCTGCCAGCGGAACACTTACAATCTTCGGCTGGATACGGGGGTATTGATATTCGCAGAGCGCCAAGCCAGTTCTCTGACGGCTCAAGTATCGGCATATCGCCGGTAGCCAGCGTGGAAAAGAACTCTGACAGGTCGCGGTTAAGTCCGGCGGCAAAGGCATAGATGGCGCTGTACCCCATTCGGGCCGTCCACTCCAAGAAGTATGGCTCTCCATCCTTGACCATGCAGTTAATATCCAGCGGCCCGTTATATTTTACCTGACGCAACCACAGCTCCAACTTGGCGAACGTCTTATCGTAGAGCCACGGCAGGGCATTGAACTTGACCACGCTGCTCATACACCCCGTATTGGGGCCAAGGTCATTGTTCATCAGCCGCTTTGTTTCCCATGTGTTGTTATAACTGTTCGGCACGATGAGGCCGTTGACGCACCATATTTCACTGGATACCTCTGTCCCTTCAATCACTTCCTGCAATATGAAGTCTACGCCGGTAGTCCATTTCTCGCGGTAGAACTCAAGCATTTCAATCATATCTTCGGCGCTGCTGGAAACGTAAGTCTGGATGCCCTCTTTGTTTGCTTCGGGTTTACATACGTATGGTGCATCCACTTCTTCCATGAACTCTATGGCACTGTCGAAGTCCTTAAATTCTTCCCATGTGGGCACTTCAATACCATTGTCATGTGCTACGGGCAAACCAAAAGCCCTGTCAAGTTCAAGGTCGTCGGCTATCTGTGATGCACCGTATAATTTATACCCGTCCTTGCGCATCTGGTCTGCCAACTTGCCGAACTTCACGGTGTCGAAGATTACAATGGTGTCCTTGTCTATGTTATTAAGATTATCTACGCGGGGAACGATGCCTTTGTAAAGGTCTTTGGCCTCTTTGTCCTTAACGAACAGACTAACTTCGCTACCCTCATTCTGCATCCGCAGAGCGAGCGCCACGCCTTCGCCATGTTCACCTGCTAATATCAGCTTCATTTCTTTTTCTTCTTAGGTAATGTTTCACGGAGTCCGGGCGTTGCGGCCTTGATTTGTTCTGTGATGCCATGCGCCTCTCGCTTAATAGGCTTGCCCTGTGCATCTACGTCGAATTTCTGTGCCATGTATTGAACGCCCTGTGGAACAACCAATGGCTCGATATTCGCGCCAATAACATCCATCGGATGCCCCTCAAACAGCTTAGACGTATCGGCAGCCTCCCTAATGAACGGCACTTCTTCTGTCAGGCCAAGCAGCGCCTTGACCATTCCAATACTCATGCCCTGAGCCTCCCTGTCTGCTTTAGACATCTTGGAGGTCGCCACGCGACCAGCGGTTGCGCCAAGGTCAAGCGTTACCATATAGGGATTGTGTAGCCACACCTTGTCTATGGTTTCGCCAAAAACCTTCACTTCTCCGGGCATCGGTTCGCCCTTCTTTCGCTTCTCGCCCCGCTGCCAGAATCCGCCAACATTGTCGTGTGCCATAATACCAAGGGCCATAACTCCAAGTCCAACAGAACCACGTTTGAGCAATCGCATGATTAAGTCTGCTTCTTCGGGCTTAAGGCTCTCAATCCCTCTTGCATAAGCAAATGCAGCTTTTGTTGCGCCGGGAACTGCGCCAAATCCAAGCTCAAGCACTTCGGCAACTATGTTTGTCGGCACAGTCATTATGGGCAACTTGAGCCGAATCAAGGTTGCAGCAGTATAGGCAAAAGGCTTCTTGCGGCCAGTGACTTTACTTGTTTCTTCCAGCGACGACATGAACCTCTTGTAGCCCTCGACAAGCGAGTTCTTTTGCAGGAATATAGAGGCGTTTGCGTCTTGTGCTGCGGCCATGCCGACCCGCATCTGAACTACGGGGTCAGTGCCATCCGCGCCATTCCTCATTTCCCACGCCATACGCTTGTGGAACGACCGGGTAAATTCGGCTAGCTTTACAGGAGCCTTCATCATCCCGTGCAGACGCCCGACAAATTCCACCGCTTCCGGCGGCAACTTATATTTGCCGCCATATAGAACATCGAAGTCTTGGCTACCCGTCTTAACGGTTGATTTCATTGCCCGTATCGAACCGCTCCAAACTTCGGCAATTACCGCCGCCTCTGCATCTATACTGCCAGCACCATGTCGGGGAGCCATCTTTGCTAATCTTGGAAGCACCTTGGCTATACCGGTTCCCACCATTTCCATTACCGGCTCTGTTGCAAATCTCGCCACGGCGGCACTGGATAGCTTTGCGAACACTCTTGGGCTGGATAGTATCCAGATATTGCGATACCACTTGAGATATGTGTCGCGCATCTTCTCGCCACGACTGCGCTTCGATAGTCTGTCCTGTTCAAGTTTACCTTGATACTCCTGCTTGACCCGCTCGTTGTATGCCTTGAGCTTTTGTGCGTGAGCATCTAACTGAACGGTTTTACGGGTCTTTGTCGAGAAATCATTATCTGCTAGCTTTTCTTCCAGTTCGGCAGTGCGAATTGATACCCTTGTTTTCCACGCCTGCAATGCCAATTCTTCGGGCGACTTCTTCGGATTGGCAAGCTCCTGCAAGTGCTCAAGCTCTGCTTTGAGTGCGTCACGTCTTGCGCGGGCGGCAACCAGTTCAGGAGTTTCCGGCGTCTTGGATTCTCTGGCCGGTGCTTCAAGTTCGCCAGCAGCAATGCGACGCTCGTATTCTGTGATAGACCGCTGCACTGATTTCATTGCGATACTGACCCGCTGTGCATCGGTAAGCTGCCTTGCCCCGAACATCGCATCGACATCTTCCTTGAGGGCATCGCGCTCGGCCCTGAGTGCATCGGCTTCGGTATCCGTCGGCACAGCAGTCTTTGTCTTGACGATACGCTTGCCGCTTGCCAGTTGAAATTCCAAATCGGCGATACTGTTGCGCAGGCGGGTCTTGACAGCGGCCAATGCGCTCTTGAGTTGTGTTTCGGGGTCTGTGACTTGGAATCCGCCCTTCTTCTTTGCCTCATTGACAAGCTGGATAAGCCTGCGTTCTTCATCGCTTGGCAAGCGCCGCTCGACGCCTGTTTTCTTGGGCGGCAGCTTGGAAGCCATGTCCTGCAACTTGCCGACTTGCTGCATCTGGCCCTTCAAGTCTCTAAGTTGGCTCTTTATCTGGTCGTTGTCGAGCCGCTTGTATTTGCCATAACCGGATATGGCGTCCATTGTTTCACGGCGGGATATGCCCGGCTGTATTTCCTTGAGTACCGCGTGTACGGCATCTATGAGCGGCTCTCTTTCGGTAATGCCCTGCTGAACAAAGCTCTCGGATAACTTCTGGATGAAGCGGGTCATTTCCGGCAGTTCTCGCTTTTGTGCGATACCGGCCTTGAGTCCGGCGGTAGCCGCCTTCTGTTGTTCAGTGCCTATCTGCTTGAGAGATTCTTTGTATGCCGCATCCAAGTATGGCTTGACCGAATCGCCAAGCTCGTTGATAAGCGTCTGTGACCATGCGGCAAAGTCCCTTAGTCCGGCCTCGATGTGATAAGCACCCATTTTTGCAAGGTCGGCCAGATACTTCGGGTCGATACCGGCGGATAGCTGACCCCGCTGCCTCTTGAGGAAAGCTGCCTTTGTTTTCTCATAGTCCTCTGTGGTAACGAGCTTGTTGCGAGAGCCATAGCCCTTGGTCTTTGGCGCGGGCTGTTCGGCTTTGGGCGCAGATACATCCGCAATCTGCCGGTCTATTTCAAGCTGCCGCAGGCGTACTTCTGTCTGTGCAACATAATCGTCGTGCGCCTTCTGTGTTGCGGCAATGCGGTCGTGAAGGTCTTTTATCTCCGCCCTCTGTGCATCGGTCAGCGGCCTGCCGTCATTTGCCGCCCTTGTCTTTGTTTCCATAGCGGCCAGTGAATAATCTTCCGCCATGAGCCGCTGCCTGAATTGGCCGGTCCTGCCCCATTCTTCGCCAGATGTTTTTCTTGCAGTGTCTAGCTGCTGCAAATCGTCAGAGAGTTTGGCAAGCCTGCCCCTTGCCTCTGCAACAGCTACTTCGTCACCCCTGCCTTGCGCGTCAATCTGGTCTTGTGCTGCCTTCTCAAAGTCATTATTGAGTGTAACGGCCCTATGGAACAGCATCGCCTCCTCGTCCAGTGTTGCCGGTCGCGGATTCTCTGCCAGTTCGCGCGCGACTCTGGCGGGCTTTTCGGGGTCAAGCTCTACTTCCTTCATTGCCCGCTGCCAAGTGGCATCGTTCGTAACCTCTGGACTTGTCAGCATCGGCGGCAGACCGCGACCAGCACGTTCTTGGTCCACAATAGCGTTCTTGATGCCCGTAACCCTTGTTGCTTCGGTATCTATTGGCTCGACGACCTCTTGCGGCTTAGTTATCGGCCCCTCGGCAGTTTCCGGCTTCACTGCTGCCCCTGTGGCTTGCGTTTGAGGCTGGCCGGGTGTGCTGACGGGGGTAGCGGCCTCTTTTGCCTCTATCGCAGCCGCAGGCGTTTCTACGGCCTGCGGCAGTTGTTTCGCCAAATTGACGACGGAAGCAAGCCTTTCCTGCGGGATTGTCCGTCTCAAAGCCTCGTTTGCGAACTGAATACGCTGTTCAGGAGAGAATTTACTCCACATTCCAGGGTTTATGTGCAAGCCAGCCATTGCAACGGGAATCGCCGCCTGAATCGCGGCGGCTTCGGGGTCGCCTGTCTGCAAGTATGTCAGTCCGCCAAATCCACCGGACTGCATTGCCAACGATACGGCCTTATTTGGTGCGTATCCGGTCAGTGCCAGGCCGATGAACATTGCAGTGCCATGTCCAGGCTTCTGACCATTGGCCTGTCCGGTCGCTTCCCACGCTAGCATATCGTTGACCATTGGACTTTTGCTGACGAATCCTGCGCCTTTGAGTGCGGCCTGTGCAGTCATAAGTTGCGTAGCGAAAGCGTGAAGTCCGGCGCCAGCATCCACCAGTTTTTCAGTGAATGACTTTGCGAACGGCACAGGGACCGACCAACCTTCGGGAGAGTTCTGGATTCGCTGTAAAGCAGTCCAGTCCTTCATGCCTCTAAGCTCGGCAAGGGCTTGGTCCTGACTGACGCCAGTATCGAATCCCAAAACCGGCTCTCGCTTTATCGGAGCATTGAAGGCGTGCATTTGTTTGGACAACTTCGTGACAGTATTTGCTACCGATGCCACGCCATAGTTATAGAATTGCTGGATGTATCGCTCGACAAGGCCGAGACTGCTTGCATGTTCTGCCTCTGTCGGGTGCTCCGGCGGTTTGGCTCGTGTCACGTTGACGCCGTAGTATGTCGGAGCATCATCGACCTGTGCCTGAGTCCATCGTGGCGGGAAAGCCCCAAGAGGTTGATTCAGGTCAGTGGCCTTTTTGAAATCGTCGCGGGCCTGAACAGCCATTTCCTGCGAAGATATACCCGGTTCGACAGGAGTGGATACGTTATCGAAAATATCTCCCTTTGCCTTGGGAGCTTCTTGGATTGTATCAAATACATCTGGCATTAGAATGTATATCCTCTACTTCGAGCCAGTTGGCGGGCCTTGTCCTTATTGCCGCCAGCTTCTCGTAAAAGGCTTTGTGCGGTCGCGGCATCTAATCTCTTGGCGGCAGTGCTTGCTAAACGCCTTTCCGCCACTGTCAAGTCCGACGGCTGCGTAGAGCCAGCCACTTGTTCAAGAACAGGACTATACAGTCGCCTGACCCGGTTGCCTCCTTGGGTAGTTGTGGCGCCAGTCGTCATGCTACGGTACACGGTTGCCAGCTGCCTGCTCTGGACAAATAATTGCTCTGGTGTCGCATTGGGATTAGCGGCAGAATACTGCCGCAATGCTTCGCTATATGCGAACGCCATTCGTGCCGTCACGCCTTGCCCGTTTTCGTCAACGGCTTCCTGAACCAACTTATCCTTTTCAAAATCTTTCACTGCATCGCTTATAATTTGCTTGTGCAGTGACGGGCCGACATCTGCCATTTCGTTCGACATTCTCTTGAAGGTGCCAGCATCCAGTGCGCCATTCTGTGCGGCGGAAAGTATATCGTCATTGAGCGACGGGTCACTCACTCCTGCTTTTACGTCAGCCAAGCGATGGTCAAACTGGTTTATGGTCGCATAGTCCGGCTCTTTCTTCTTGCCATTGACGAAATCGTTGATGGTGTCCTTATAGCTCTTTGCCTCTGCAAGCGTCAGATTATTCTCTTTTACGACGCCCTCAAGCAACTGTGCGCCTATCTTAGTCCTCTCGGCAAGCGGCTTATCCTCATTGGTAGTGATGGAATTGAATATCTGCTTGCCGAGGTCGCCACGGATTTCGTGGCTGCGAACCCTGGCCTTTGTGCGAAGCGACTCCATCCTCGTCACCTGCGACTCTGTCATGTTCTTTGTGTCCATCGCTTCCAGTTTCGCCATCGTGCCAACAGGGTCAGATATAAGCGAATCGTTTGCCTGGACAAGCTGGCTCTCTGCCGGAAGCTCTTTTATGGACTGCTCCATTTCGGCAGGGGTTATGATGCCGAACGCCTGCAAGTGAGCATATTCTTTCGCTGCCTCTGACAGTGCTCCGGTTTTCAGATGGGCCTCGATATTGATTTGGGATTCATCCTTGACGTTACGCTTCTTGATTCCGAGAGCCTGTGTGGCAAAGGACTCTTCCCACTGACCCATCGTATTGTTGACGTGAGCCTTGAAGGCATTATTAACCCTGCCGCTCTTTGACTGTATCCCCTCTACGTCCTTTTGGGCCTGAACAAGAATATCGTTGGCAACCTTGTCGTCGGGAGCCATTGACGCGACCTGATGCGCCTTGAACATTGTCTCGTCGTACTTCCGCTTCATTGTGGAAGTCTCGACAGTATCCTTTGCGTCCTGCATCTTCTCGGCGAACTGGATGCCCTGATTGCCAAGCCGTTCGATTGCCTGTCCTATCAGTTCTGCTCCGGTATCGACGTTAAGATGGGCCTGTACGGCCCCCACTGTGCCGGAAGGAGAGTAACTAGATTTTTGAATAGGGAATTGAGCCATAGTTATTTACCATATCCCTTATACTTGCCGAACGCATCCAGTGCTGTCGAACCAGCCTTAAAATAACTTGCCGTCTGGGCATTTTGACCGCCTTGCTGATATATCTTGCCCTGCATGGTCTGTAATGCGCCTTCTGAACGTGCGCGTGATGCGGCAAGCTGACCTTCTTGACCTATACCAAGGTTTGTAAGCTCATTCTCCGACGCTTGCTTCGCCATGATAAGCAGCGGAGAGCCAGCAGATGTAACAGCACCGGACGCGCCAAGGGCAGCTTTCAGTGAACTCATGCGTTCCGAGCCAGCTTCCGCCTCTCTGCTCTGGTCGAAAGCCGTTTTCTGTTCTATTGACTGCGCCTCTCGCTCTGCAAGTTGCGCATTGTAGTCGGCCATGTTCTTCTGTGATTCAGCTTCTGACTTGGCGGCGTTGCCCTGTTGGACTGCGCCTGCCGCGCTGACGGCTGCGGAAACTATCAAAACTGCTACGGGAGCCATATTAGTTTACCTCGCTAAAATAACGTACCCACAAAGCAGCGGGCTTATCGTCAACAAAGTTAGGCATTACGGGCTTTTCCTCATGGAATCCGAGATGTTCTATCGTTCGCTCACCTTCTTCAAAGCCAACCATGACATATGCCTGCATCCGCCTTATACCATGATTTTGAGCAATAAGGGTAATCCAATCCCGCATAACCCTGTACGCAATTATCATGTGGTCATGTGCCTTATCTGAGAGGTCCGCCCAAATCCATGCCGTAGTATGTGTTATCAATACGACACCGCCAGCCATAAGGGTCTGCCCTTCATGCCGCAGGGCATAGCTCCATTCGCATCGTGCGGGCAGCTTGCCAAAGATACCACGGCTTATACTGTGGTCTTTCAGGTAGTCGATGTCAGATTGTTCAAGCTCTACGAGTTCCATATCAGCCAAGAGTTGTCTTGCCTTTTGCTTTGGGTTTCAGGTTGCCGGTAATTACCGTTGACGAATAGCCCTTGCGCCCCGTTACGGCCCTTGATGCCTCATCGCTGGCCTGCAATGTATCCTTCTCGACAACTGTTGACGGAGGGACCGGCGGAGCTTTGATAACGTCCGGCGTATCCAAAATACCGGCGGGACTAGCCGCCGCCTGCCAAGCGGTCTTGATAGAAAACGGATGTTTCTGTACTGCGGTTATATCTTTTTTCCAGTTTATACCGCCACCGCCACCTGCCATGCCGCCCATATATATACTCCTTATCTGCCGGTTTGTTGTTGTCTGGATACTATCGCTCTTAATACTAAAGGTAAAGGACTATTGCTTGATACAATTATTGCGGGGTCTATTGAAAAGCCGCTGTCGAAGTGGACTGGAACCTCGCCGGTGAACAGGCCGGTAATCGTACTGACGTTGACCAGTACAGGGTCGGTCAGGTCAGTATCGTACATATTGCTGTCACTTGCCCCAAACTTCACACCGGCAGAATCCTTGAGGGATAGGACAAGCTCTGATACCTTCATCGTGCTTCCCATGCTCGTACCGCCCTGCGAATTGGCGGCAATGCGAAGCGGCTGAACTTTTGAGGTATATGGCAAACCGACCTGTGCCTTGGATACTTCTGCCGCATCGGGCAACGTCACTGCCCCACCATCGACAACCAGACCTTTATATACTGCCCCGTCGCCAAGAACATCTACTGTTTCGCCCTCCAGATGGTCAAGCCCGTCAATCACACTAAATGGCGTTGTGTCGGTCTTTGTGATGCCGCAGTCCACAAAGAAAGCGTCCTGCATATCAGTACCGAAATTGCGCGGAGCGAACCGCTCGATATATATGACATCTTCTGAGTTGATGGTTCTGACAACCGCTATCCATACCTCATCTTCTGTCGCGCCGGGGATACAGCATCCGGTAAGCACAATGCCGTCGATAGGATGCCTTGCCCATGATGTGATATTTTGCTCTCTGTCATAGGTGAACGAGAGAATATATCTCGCATCCGCTATTGTCGCCCAAACAATAGAATCGGGGTTGCGCTGGTGGAATATACTGGTAATCCCGCCAAGAGTGATATGCTCGGCAAGCGTACACATATCGGGGGCGGCATACTTGTTGTCACCAGCAGTCAGTTCGTGTATCTTGCGCTTGACATAATCCACAAATAACAGACAGTCGTTGACGCGCAGGGATTGGATTTGGACAGAGCCATACTTCACCTGCCGGATTGCCTGAAAGTTCGTCGGCGTTAGCGGCGTTTCAATGCGGTTAGATGTTACCAGCCACACATCACCGGAAGTGCCGACAAGAAGTTGCTCGATGGCCCCGACCCACCGTATCTCGTTCTGAGTCATTAACCGCAGGCTGAACGAATCGCCGTCTTTTAGACCTTCTTCAAAGTCCTCAAAGTCGTCAACCTTACTTAACCATAATTGTGAAGGATTTGCGCTCATTCATTTCCTCCGGGGTCGCCGTCGGGAACCTGTGTATTTCCGCCGTATATACATCGGCCATTGAGGAACGCAACAGATGCCGGATAGCCGCGCAGGGGCGACCATGCGCCCTCTTGCCATCGCAGCGTCGCTTCACTGGAAATGACGGATTGCACAACCGTTATCGCAGCCTGCGTGTCTGAGGTTACTGCCGTCACGCGAACTATTCCATCCATCAGCCTGTCGTCAAGCGAGATATTCGCCACGACTCGCCTGTAATACGGGTCGCTGGAATCAAGGTCGGGGTCTATGAGCATAACTTCTATGCCAACGCGGTAGTGAACACCGTCCTCTGTTTCCTCGAACGTCCAATCAAAATTCCTGAAATCCAGATTTGCTCCGGTGCTTGTCCATCGCTTGACAAGCATATATGCGCCGCCCCATATAGACTTTTCGACAATGACCTGTCCGCCCCACACCCCTTCGGTCCAGATATGCACAAGTCCTCTTGCAAGGATTGGCGTACTGTAAAGAACAGGGTCGCCAGCGTTAATCTGGCTGGAAGTTCCCACGTTGGTCAGGGCGTTCGCGCGGTCAATCCATAGCTTAAATAGCGCTCCGACATGGCCGGGGTCGTCAAAGGCGAAGCTCTGATTGTTGGCAAGAGTTAATACCCCCGTAGTGCCGACCTCCGTTGCGCTTGACGCCATCGTGACCAGCGGAGTCGCCGTCTTGTCTTTGAGATTCAGGTCGTTTCTTGGCAGGAACGGCCCCTTGTCGAATACTATTGTCTCAAGAGTGAACTCCGTTGCACTGGTCCGCTTGAGTTTCATCTGCGGATAGGACGGATGAGTAAACCACATTTCGTCGCCCACCTGAGTATCGGGGCCGCAGCATATCTCAAAAAGATGTTCTTCCAAGTATGGCGTGGTAATCCAAACTTCATTCGAGCTGCCGTCCAATAATACGGCCCCATCGTAGAAGAACCGCATATACCCTTCGCCCATTTCGATGGTATAGGCTATCTCTGCGGAATAGATAAACGAGACAAGTCGGATTTTACGGGTCGCTGTCACTGGCGCGGCAGTCGCCATAAAGAAAACATCTTCGGATTGAACAAACCAGTTATCGGGGGTATGCACCGCTATTATATTGACCACATACAAATGGCCCGCCACCAGAGTATTGGGCGACATTACAAATGGGCTTGAGGTGGCGGTTATGGCATAAGGAGAAAGCGGGTCTACGTCGGTGCTGGAAGTGTCAACTATCAAAACAAGATAGTTGTCAAGCCCATTACCGATGTTGTCGGTCCATGTGAATGTTGCATTGTCGAGAGTTCCGCCGTCTGTGGGCGAGGTTGTAGTTATGGTAGCCAGCGTGAAGAATGTGCGGGCCGCCGTATCTGCCCATGTAACTGTATGGTCGTCTGCGATATTGCTGGCATAGTGAAGCGACCATGTGTGCATATCGCCATAGCTCGGCGGGGAAAAGGCCGTTGTTGCCGTCAGATATATCATGTTGCCGGATAGTGAAGATGTGACCGACAGATGCGTTGTCCCGTCAAGAAGCACATACGAACCGGACAGGGCATAGGTGTCATAGGTGGACTTTGTGCCGGATGTCTGGCCCGTCCCGCTGCGGCTAAGTAATGTGCTTGTCACATTATTTATGGAGCCTGCGGCGTCGTCGGGAGAATATAAACTGAATGTGTATGATGTGGGCATAATTAACTCACCGGCGAAACACTCTTATAGATGAACTTGGTTCCCGGCCTTCTTTCGACCGGTCCATATATTCGTGGCAGCATATTCTCAAGTTTGCGGCACAGGGACTCATATTTGTCAAGGTCGGTTCTGGCCTCAACAAGCGGCGAACATTCGCCGCCATTCATGGTTGTTATCGGGATATTCATAAGTTCCCCAATGTGTTATTGGATACAACTACTGTTACAGTCGGCTCCTTGAATACAGGAACATTTTGTATCGAGGATGCGGCTATCTTGGTATATATGGCGTCCAGTTGTGCGGTTATGCTCGCCATATCCGCAGTAGTTCTTGTCGTCACATACGGCTGGAACTCGCCAGCCCCGATGAATACGGTCGGCGCTCCATTGACATAGACACTCATCAGGTCGCCCGCAACAACATACGCCGACGATACAGTATAGATGCCCTTGCCGGTTATTTCAACAAGAGTCAGCGGCGAACCTGTCCTTGCAGTTCCCGATGGCGAATATACATTGACCCTTAAATCCTGCCCCGTCTTGCCGCCATAGCTTATGATAGGAACCAAGCCAAGCTCGCCCTCAAGAGAGCCTGCGGCAGAAATGCTGCCACTAAGTTGCGATACGGCAAGCGGGGCAAGAAGGCTGCCTGCGCCATGAATGGAACCGGCAAGGCGGGCAACTTTTAGATTGCCCGTAAGTGCGGCCTTACCAAAAATGGAGCCTGACAGTGCCATATTAGTCCAGATAAACCTTGAGTACGCCAGCGGCAAAACTCGGCGTATCGCCATTGACCGGCGTGATTGCCGTAGTCAGCTTGCCCGTTGCTTTCAGTGTCGTGCCATCATAAATGCCGAAGTAGGTACACAGACCCCACGAACCCGTGGCAGT